ACCGATGACATCGTAAGTATGGTTTGTAACTATGAGAGGGATATTTGCTTGACCAAGTTTAAGAGTCAACATTCTAAATGCACCTTTGACAAGTTGAGATTTAGTCATGTCTCTGACTTGTTTATCATCTAGTGCATCACGAATCTCTTTTTCGGTTGAAAGCATACCTAGAGAATCTAGAACAAACATACATGGTTTACGTTTGTCTTCATCTGTCTTGAGGTATATATCAACTGCTTTTAGTGCTTTTGATCTAAACTCCTCGATTGTTACTACATTAACAACAACAAGTCTTTCAAGATCGATACCTCTAGATTCCAATAATCCACGATTAACTGCGGCTTCTGTATCGAAATATAGACAATACCCATCAGGATTATTATCCAGAAAGTTCTTAACCACTGCGAGGGAGAAAAAAGTCTTTCCAGTAGAGCTCTCACCAGCAATAGCAGTAATCTTGTTCCTAGATACACCGCCAAATATAGACCCTGATATAAGCCCGTTAAAAACATACGAACCTGTGTCCACATATGTTTCAATTGATTCTGCCTCGGAGGCAAGTTGGGTGTACTCATCTCCAATCTCTTTTACTATTTCTTTTAAAAAATCCATAATGATTCTATTCTATTATAATTCTACCACATTCCACAATAAATTACCACTAATTGATATTCTTGGTTTTTCTGTATTGTAGAATGGGTACACTTGATGATGTAGGCTTGATGGGAAAACCATGATAGTTCCTTCCATTTCTGGGCTCATGAGGATAGGATACTCAATAGTATTTCCTAAAATATCAGTATATGTAAACTGAAAATCTGATGCAGCTTTAGAATGGAAAGTTAAATTGTGTTGTTCCTCATAGTGTGTAGGAATCTTCATCCATATTACGAATGATGTGATGCCTGTATGTCCGTGTTCTGGATTGAACTCGGTTGCATATTGATAGTTAACCCACCAATTCAACCTAAACTCTGGTTTATACTTTAGATCTAAACGTGGGTCAAGATCTATGGGAGGAAAGTAATGTTTAGGATCATCATCTAATAATTGTTGAGTTAAAGGTCCTACAACTTCATCTCTAAATTTGTGGTTGACATCTTTTAGTCCTAAACTACCAGTTATATTTCCAGCAAGTCTGTAACTATAGTCATTACTATCGTTGATATTATCCTTCTCTGCTTGTTCTATACAAGACCAAAGATAAGACATCCAAGAGTCACTAAGTTTTGTTTTATGTAATGGCATATTGGGTAATTGAAACCCCTCCCAAGACACATCACTCATATTATTATATGGCTTAGGTGTATTACTCATCTCTATTCGGATAGTAAACTTCTACATAAGATTCACATACAGGGCAGTGCAAATTAGTTACAAAAGCATATTGATCTTCACATCCATACGCTTCTGCATCATGATCTCCACCCCATATAAGTTCGGTGTTGCAGTGCCAACAATTCATTTCTTGAACACTCCAATCTTTGCCAATAAGTATACTGATAATATAGTCCAGAATACGACTTCTAATCCGATGTTATTCATTAGATCCCCACTATCTTACGTTGTCTTTCAAAGTAGTTATGTAGAAGCCATGAACTACTATTCTTTTTATCTGTGCCACCTACACCAAACTCCATTTCGACTCTGGGATCACTACCAAACCTATCCATTTCTGGTGTGTTGTCTGATCCTCGGTCTCCACCATTGGCAAAGACTACAGTTTGTGCAATCTCTAAACATCTTTCGATTGCACTACAAGCTGAACCATGCTCATCATCTTCTACAGTAATCACGGCATCCACAACGTCAAGATGTCTTATAATCTCTGCACGTTCTTTCCATGACATAAAGTACTGACCCTTCTTATTAGTCAACCATTCTTCGGTGTTTAATCCCACTACGAGGTAATTAGTAAGATCTTTTGCTTGCTCGAAGTAAGCAATATGGCCACTATGAAGAGGATCAAAACCACCTGTGACTAGAGTAAGTATTCTCTTCTTAGTCATCATGCTCTCCTTTTCTAGCTAAGTATACCTTAACATCATTATACTGTGTTTCCATACTTTTGGCAAACCAATTTGCTGGATCTCTACTATCAAATACTTTCATCTGTGTATCTGAAAAAATGCCGTTATCTGTCCAGCATACTATGTAACGTGTCATGAGAAGAATGATTCAAGTGTATTCTTGCGTTCGGTCTCCCAACCAATGCAATCAAGGATAACCTTTACAGGATCTAGAAACGCCTTACTAAACTGTAGATCGTAATCTACATGTTTATCTAGGTCAAGTTCTGTGGGGAAATCTTGGATAAAAGATATAACATTCTCGTGCATCCAGTTAGGTGTCTTGAGGTAACAGAATTTAATTTTCTCACCATTCTGTATGGTGGCATACTTATGATCTATCTCTTTCTTCTTTGTCCAATGATTATATAATATCGCACCTCTAATATGAATAGGACATCCCTTGCCATATAGATCAGATGAGGAGTGCCACTTCTCTACGTTAGAAGCGGTACGAGGGAATGATACTTCTTCTGGTGGTAATGATTTGAATTCTGTTCTACACTTTTCAATATATTCTATACACTCATCTTCTGTACCTGACATCAATATTTTAAACGCATCTTTCAACATTGTCCTACATGGTGCAGGGGTAGAAGTTTTGATCGCTTCAATACCCATGATCTTCAACTTAGCTTCTTCATATCTCACACCCTCGCTATCCCACACATTAAGAATATATCTTTTCTTGGCAGTCCATATACCTCTATCGGCAATGTTCTCCCTTTTCATAATCATTTTTTGATCGTAGGCGTTAACGTAGTCGGCCAGTTCTTGGTAAGAACTTTCAATATAAGGCTCAAGTTCCATTTCACAGACCTTGTTAAGGAACGAGACAACGCCCTCAGTAGTTTTTTCTCTCCCCTTGTATACAGCTTCGACCAGATCACCCATGTGCAAATAGATAGAATCAGTATCACTAGCAATAACATAATCTTTATCCTCCGTTTTTAGAATAGAATTCATCTTTTGATTTATTTTGTTTTCAATCCATCGGATTGATACCTGTCCAGATAAAGTGATTGCCTCTGCGTTCGCAAGTTTGTAATATCGAAAGTATTGATTACCAATAGCACCATAAGCACTGTTAAGGGCAATTTTCTTGGACATCTGAACGTTGTTGCATCTTGCGATTTCTTTTTCAAGATCTTTAGTTGGTGTCTTTTCATACTCTTTTTTAGCTTTGATCATTCTCTTCTTGAAGATGACACGTTCGTTATACATCTTCTCCATCAACTCAGGTAAAAATCCTTTCGTATCCTTACTATACATTGCACCATTGGGACAAACAGCAAAGTCTTTATACAATTCAAATGTATCTTCTTGAGATAACATTCTTTCTACACTAGTGCTAGGATGTTTCTTCTCTTGCAATGTCTCTGGTGAAATATTATATTGCATGATTAGATGTGGATACAGTGAGTTTAAGTCAAACGATACCACCCAATCATACTTACCAGGCTTAGGATCTTTTACATATGCACCAGCATACTTCTCATCTTTTTTATTACGATCCTTCTGTGGGATTACGATATTCTTTTTCTTTAAGTAATTGTATATGATGGCATCCCATGTACGAACTTGGAAAGCGACATCTGTAAAATTAATCTTTGCGTCATAGGCACGAGTACAACATAGATCAATCAACTTTAGTTTGTCCTCAAGTCTATCCACAAGTTCTACGTCAACGATGTTATAATCTACAAACTTTTGCCAGTTCTTTGTATAGAACTCACGGAATGTGTCATACTCACTGTGATCTAATTTCTTTTGTCCTAGTTCCACCATGGCAATATGATCCAACTTGAAACTCTCTTGGTTAGGAGTAGCAGGGGATTTTTTATATAAGTCAAGATAATCAATTACAGATATGCCTGCAAGGTCGTAAGCAATATTCAATCTACCTTGAATATGAATTTCGTTTCTTCTTACAATACCCCAAGGTGAGAACTTCTTAGTCATCTTCTCACCCATAATACGATCAACCCTACCCACAAGATAAGGAATATCATACAGTTCACAGTTCCAACCTGTGATAACTTCGGGCATATTTTTCTGCCACCAATCTAAGAATGTAAGAATCAATCCCTCTTCATTATGACAATCAATATATCGATAATTCTTTCTATTTGGATTAGTGGTGTAAGGCCTAGATCCAAATGTGATTATCCTTTTAGTATTGTAATCTTGAATTGTTATGAGTAACAACTCCTCTGCACAATTAAAGACATCAGGGAAACCACTCTCTGCAGCAACCTCGATGTCAATAGTATATAATTTAATTTTGTTTAGATCAAACTTGATTTCATTCTCAGGATAGTTTTCTGAGATATATTGATGTACATATCTTTCATTGCCATATATGTTGAAGTTCTGTACAGCAGAATACTTATCAATAAACTCTCTACAATCTTTTATAGTGCCTGGTTTTACTGGGTCTACTAATTGACCATCAAGTGTTTTCCATTTACTTCTCTTTCTTTTTGATGGCACATAAAACGTAGGATGAAATGTTTCCCTATCTTCAAAATGTCTCCCATTGTCGTATCCCCTGACCAACATACTGTTGCCGATCTGGAAAACATTCGTATAAAACTTCATTCTTTAGTAGCTAACTTCAAGTAGGCATCCACTAGTGATTTGTGTGGTTCAACCAATGATAGTATCTTATCAGAACATATCATAATGTCAACATCATCAGTTACATCACCCAACCAAGGTGTCATTTCTTTAGCTACGATCTTGTATGGTGATACCATTTTACAGTTGGGATCACCAATATCTAAGGCTGCAACTTCTTCTATCGCAGATATTATTATATCACCATTTACCAATGCAAGTATTTTAATTTCCTGTTCCATTCATTTTTGCCTCATAGGATTGTTTTACCATAGGTTTTGGTTCTACTATAGCTACAACCCAACTGGGATCAATTGATATTTTTCTCTCATCAGATAGAGGCATAAAGGGATAATACTGTACACTGTACTGTGTTTCTTTCTCTTCTTTACCCTCTGCCAACATGACAGGAGCTTCAATTAACTTACAACAATAAGCATTTTCAAGAACTACAAAGATGGGTTTATCATTCTCATCTACAAGTTCTTTCACATCTGCTATAACTTCTTCGTTGGATTTCAGTAGAACAAGTTTAACGGTCATCTTATTTATTTCATAAAGCGGATGGATGGTATTGCACCATCGTTTACAAGTTGGAAACCTGTCGTAATACTTTTATACGACATCCGCAAGGGGGAGGTTGGATTCCTGTGTACCAACAAAGAACGGGCATTACTACAGAAGTAAATACGTCCTTGCCTGAGACCCGATTGGTTGATCGGTTCTGCATCGCTGCAGCAGCACCACCTGTGTCTCATCACCTTAACCAGCGGTTGCCAGTAAGTTTATTCAGT